CAAAGAAATGACCGACTTTCTTGGCGATCTCCCACACTTTCGTAAGAGCGTGATACACCTTCATGATGATCTTATGGAACAAGCCCCAGTTCTTGACGACCAACACAGTCAAATAAATGATGATACCCAATCCGCCCGTTAGAAGGACAATTAGCAGGCCCGCATACTTCCAGTTCCTCCAGAACCACTTGGCAGTCGCATTAACAAGATTGTGGAAAAACTTCCACCGGAAGTACAAATACACCAAAAGACCAATTAGCAAAATCACGCCTATGACAATCAACCCGATAGGACCTGTGGCCGCAACCCAGGCGGCGGCAGCGGCACGTCCCATACCAATGAAAGCCACACGCAATCCAGCGACGAGACTTCTTCCCTTAAGCAGACTTCTTATCATATTCGCAGTTCTGCCCTGATTCAGATAGCCCGCGCCGACTTGTTCAATCTTCTGAGTAGCTGGATTCCATCTTTCAATCATCTTCTCGGCAAATGCCCATTTCCTCAGAGCGCCAATGAATCCTGGGATAGTCTTAGCAGTCAATCCCTCCATCTCGATGCCCAATAGGAAGCACGCCGCTCTGAGAACTCCTATAGCAACCGCCTGTGCTCCCAGAGCAACTTCAACAGCTATAAGCTGAATCTTCCACAGGATATACAGACCAATCAAGATACCAATAGCCGTTCCCAGCATCTTGGCCGCAAGTCTGTTAGCTCCAAAGATGCCCGTGATTTTATCAACAATCATCAAGAAGATGCTGAAAATCTTAAAAGCAATCAAGAGCGTGCCGACAGTGGCTTTGACGGCAGCCTGGAACGTGTAGAAGAATTCGATGATGAGATGGCTGTGTGGAGTTACTCCCTTATCTATTGCCTTAAACAGTTTCTCGATGGTGACGGGCTTGCCGCCCTTAACCATATCGATTAGCGATTGGTTGATTCCCACAAGAGTCTTTCTGACAGACTCGAACATTCCCGCTTGTGCGCCACCGAAACTGAACCGAACCAAGTCCTTGAATGTGCTCCAGGCTCCTGGGAGAGTTTCTCTACCTATGCGAGCGGCAGCATCAGACCAGCCCTTGGTAGTATTCACATACCTCTCAAGAGCAGTCATGGCTTGCGACGATGAAATCTCACCAGCAGAGATCATATTCCTGATCTCTTCAGCATTCACGCCAAACTCATGCGTAAGAGCCTGGAGGATTGGGATATTGTCACGGGATAGCTGATTAAACACCTGTCCCGTGAGATGGCCCATATTCATCATATGGGCAATAGCCAGAGTAGCTCTGCTCAAGCCACCAGCGGTGATAGTACCAAATCCCGCCAGTGAGTTGGCAAGAGTTTTTACAGCCAATTCAGTCCGTCCGACGTCCCTGTTGAATAGAGGCAAGAGTCGTCTTGCCGCCAAGATCACATCTGGGAATTCAAATGGTGTCTCAGCAGCAAGAAGGTACATATCCTTCAACATCTTCTTTGAGTCGTCAGCACTCTTCGTGAAGCCTCTAATTGCAACCGTAGCCACATTCATCTGTGACTGGAATTCCCAGCCCATCTTCACAGCAGCGATACCCAAACCAGTGATAGCCAAGGTGCCATAGAAAGCATACCGGCGCATAGTGAACAGAGCTTGGTTCTGTAGCCAGGTATGCTGAGTGGTAGTTTTCATGGCTGCCCCAGTTCTGGCAGTAGCCAGACCAAGCTGGTTCATGGCAGCAGCCATCTCTTCAGTCTCAGCGATAGCCTTAGGCCCGCCGAGAATCTGATATGCGATAACTACCCTCTGTGTGGCACTCAGCGCCATTACTTAAACAGCTTTCCCACCTGATTGGCTATATCTACGGCAAGGTTATGGTCCATTAATTGCCTATAATGAACCATACGTTCACCCACTCGCTGCATCAAGTTCCGCTCGAAGTCATCACGGGTTCTCAGAAACTCCATGGGATCAAGGCCCAGCACTCCAAGCTGTGCCGCGACTTCGATCCCATCATTCATTCCCCCGATTCCCACATTTCTGCATTGACGTTGGCTTTAGCATTCATAAGCCAACGCTGCAAACGTTCAGCATGATTGAGAATCATCAGATCCTTATTGCCGAACAGCCTCTTCACAATCATCCTAGATGTGAGAGGCTGTCCTGGAATTTCTTCCATCTGCATAACTTTGGCAAGATCCACGTCGAAAGTACAGGGTACGCCATCTCCCTTAGGATCAAAGGGCTGTGGCTCGTCAACTCCTTCAGGCTGCGCGTAGATACCAATACACAGATGGATCATGGTATCGATTGCTACCGTGAGATTTGCCGTGAAGTTATCATTCGGAAACTCACGCTGGACCTTACGAGTAATCATGTCCAGTTCTTTCCCGCGTTCGGGCATAAGATATCTGATCTGGATACCAGAATTCTCGTAGCCCTTGACAGGAATAAAGACTTCTTCAGCAGCCGCAAGTTCTTGCATATCCTGCTGAAGCAAATCAACAATCGAAGGCGATGAGAACGGCCCCACACCGTTAGAACCCTGCACAGCGGGGGCGTTCTCAACAACCTGCTTATCGGCCTCTTCTGCCATAACCCTCTCTCCTCAGCCGACTTTAAACAGTATCCGGATTACCGTGTACCGTTACCTCGATTTCTAGGAGTGCAGCACCAGTTGCCTCAGAATCCACATCAGGAACCTGAACGCGCTTAAGTACGCCACTCCAGTGAACAGCCTTTTGCGGACTCAGGTTTCCGTCGATATCCATTGGACGCTGAGTAACTCTAACCCTACCCCTACCAACAGCCTTAAGCATTCTAGCAATGTGAACGTGGTCATCAAGTCTGTCATAAATCCGCTGGAGCGTAAGATTGCCAGGATTCACACGCCCACCCAGGGAAATACGTGGCACCATTCCGCCGGGATAGTACGTAACCTCATCCGAGTCAAGCTCACCGCCAGTTTTCTTATCGAACGCTCCTAGATCAAGCTGACCCTGTGCATCAGTCAACTGAACCAAGACTAGGAATGTATCTTGACGAGTACCAGCGGTAACGTTACGACCAGGCATTATTCACCCCCTTCACTTAAGCAGCAACCGTGCTGACGGGAGTAGCAGCAGTAACAGCACGCTTGACGATCTGAATTTGGACAACCTCAGCAAACGGAGCCATCACAACAGTAACGATTGCGTGAAGCTCAAGGTTTGCCAGTGTTTCAAGGGTATTCACCGACGATCCAGTATTCACGTCGAATGCGTCGCTAGCGGTATCACCGAAAAGCTCACCAGCGAGGAAGTGATCCATCATAACGCCAGCAAGAGCGTCATGGAAGCCATTGACCGTAACGCCGTTAGGTCCGTCGATCTCGGCAAACATGTAGTTCTCGCCAACGTTGTTAAGCTGGGAGACAAGCTCCGTATACAGGCGAGCGTTAGCGAAGTCCAGCCAGTTCCGATCACCAATCGGATCAGCCAGAGAACGCCAACCGTAGACACGGATTCCACCGAACATGCGGCGGATCACATTAACGCCAGCAGTGTTGAGAGTCTGCCTATCAATATCTTTCCAGTTAGGCTGGGTAAGATCAATTGCATACAGACTCATACCAGCGTTACCAGCAGATGGCTTGTTCGTACCCACAGCAGGATCATTGCGCGCGATTAGACCACAAACCAACGCACAGGGAGGAGCTACACGGGTCGTTCCAGCGATTAGACCTGGAATAACCATCCAAGGAGCAAACCCAGCAGCCCATCTAGACTGCACAGAAGCCGCCGCAGCTTCAAGCGTGGCAAGCGTAGCAGTGTTGGGGAAGTCCATAATCGCTGTGCGGTTGTGATCCTCAGCGTGAGCAATGACCTGATTGTACGCAACAGTGCTCGTTCTACCAGGCGCGCTAATCTGACCAGGACCAAGATCCTTATCGAACTTAGCGATAGCGCTAGCCCACTCATTATCCGTGATGTTGGCACGGTCATCGTTACCAGCAGACATGGCAGTAGCAGCCAAGTTCTGTGGATTCAAGGTGCTAGCGCCAAGAGTCACACGGATGTACTGAGAATATTGCGACCAAGAAACAGCCTGTGACTGGTTGGCGAGGTCGCCAGAATCTTCTAGGACTACATTGTTGACATCAGATACCTGAAGCCTGTAACTCCCAGGCTCAACACCAGATACGACGCCAACCTTGTAGTTAGCAGACCAAGAACCAGGACCAGTAGCATTAGCCGTGAGGCTGACCGTAGCAGCATTGTCGGGAAGGTTGATGAATCCCGTAGTAGCCGCTGGCCCAACAACTCTGGAGATGTAGATACGGTTTCCGCCTTCACGGAAGAACATATCTACAGCATCATACAGGATGCTGTACGACTGTCTGTCACCGAACTGGAAAACAAAGTCATCCAAGCTCTGCACAAGTGCAGGCGTAGACGGCCCTTTATCAGTCAAGCCTACCCAGAACGCCGTCCCTGTATCCATCGGAATGGAAATAGGGACAGGCAGTTCGAGCAGACTGACATTTACACCGGGCCTAATCATTAGCTGGCCCCCTCTTCAGTTGCGGTAGTCTCTGCTTGCACCTCAGCCTTAGCAGGCTCTTCGGGCGAGAGCTTGGTTACAGGAACCAAAATACCGTCACTGATGACTCTCTGGTTATATTCATCTTGCTCTTCGTCACTCGTCAGATCGACGAAATCTCCATAACCGACATTAACCAGATTGTCACCCTTGTGAATTACATATGCGTAATCCCCAATGTACCTGTACTGGGTCATTTACTTAGGTGCCTCCTTTTCTACATCAATATCAACGAGTTGAACCTTTCCAAACGTGTAAACAGGAGGCTCAGTCGGATCACCAGGATTATACACGTCTGGATTATCAGGATCATCCAAGTCAGGAGCGGATGGTCCTCCACCTTTGGTTACAACGTCATTCACATCCACTCCAAAGATAACCTCGACAGCACGATATTGCTGGAATTGGTCTGGAACAATCAACTCCCCATAGCCCTCATCCAACCATACGATGTTAGCTACAGGGACAGTGTGATCGAGTCCGCGCTTTTGGAGCAGAATAGCTCGCACAGCAGCACCATATGCCTTCACCACTCTGTTAGCGATTTCCTCACTCTTAGAGGACATAGCCACGCCTACACCTACCCGCCACATAGCTCGATACTGCCCACCACCACTTGTCTCAGGAGTCGTATGCAGCCCTGGACAAGTGACTACCACCTTCGGTAGTCTCTCTCCCTTTTCAGAATCAAACTCGCGGCGGAAGCTATAGTTCTCAGGGATAGGCAACGTTCCAGGCTCAAAATGTTCCCATCGTTGTAGCTCCCTGAGATACGTTCCAAACCACGTCTTTAGCGTAGTCATCACTGCTTCCTCGACTTGGGAAGCAGTGACAATCCTACGGAATGCACTAGATGAAGGAGTAAATTCAAATGGCGCTGTGCTCATAGCGGAGTCTCAAACGGTTCAGTAGTCCAAGCACCAATCCATTCAGCCCATCTCGCCCAATCAGAGGGAATGAAACGGATGAACGGACGGGCCTTATGCTTCCTAGTACCTTCATGAAGGAAGCTTGCATACGGTACGCTAGTACCGAAGATGATACCTTCGTTAGTAACCAATCTTTCTTGGAATTTAGCGTCTGGCACAGTCAAGCTTCTCACCAGGGTATCACCGCCGAACATGCTATACTTCGGCTTTGCACCCTTAGTGTAGAAGATTTCCGTCATTCCCTTTTTGCGGACCGTATCATCAAGCAAAGGTCGCCACGATCCACCGCCGCGTCTACCCTGAGCACTGAACACTCTCTCCTCAACATGCAGCATATCTAGAAAGATACGCTCAAAGACAGGCTGCATATCTTTCGTCAGTGCTGCACTCTTCTCCAGCCTCAGAGATTCGCGGTGGATACTGTCGTTCACATCAATTACCCTGAATACCATTCCGGGCATTAGAACTGCATCCCCATCGTGAACGCTCTGTCAGTCTCGTCAACAGGGAAGAAGTCCAATTCACCGACAGTCTCGGTCCCTTCCGTTGGCACATTACCAATGGTAATAGAGCCAGCGATAATGGCATCCAGCATTGCTTTAGCTTCGTCGTAACGCTTCTGAGCGAAGCTATCCGTATCGATAGTGAGCGAGGTCTTGGCGGACTGATTGAAGTACACCTGTGCTGCAATCAGCTTTGCAGCAATGACTCTGATCGTGTCAGGTGTGTTAGCTGGCTTATCCCAGCCATACAGAGTCACCTGATCTACCGCGCTACTCAGATAAGCACGAATCACTCTCGCTACACTGATCTGTACGAGAGCAGTATTCGCTTCATCCGCAATGACAGCAGCATCAGGACCCAGCCCATCAGGAAGCTCAGCGTTAACATCATCCAAGCTCGCCATGATGGCGCTGGGATCTTGGTCCCTGTAACTATAGTCTGGGAGTGTACTCACTTACGCCTCGTTCTCATTCTACGCAGAGTCAATGCCAGGTGTGCTCTTTTTCTAGTGGTTGGATTTCTGCTATGCGTCATCTGACGGAGCTTAGCCACTGGAATCTTTTGTCCCTTCTTGACTCCAGCAGTCTTACGCAAAGCTCCCTTATTCTTGATCGCTCCTTTGATCCATCTCTTGTTGGTACTACGGGTCTTACGCCTTCCACTAGATTTTGCGCGACCCCGCGATCTAGCCATGACTAACTACTTGAAGGCTCAGCAGCAGGAGCAGCCGGTGCGGCAGGAGCGGGTGCAGGCAGAGGAGGTAGAGGTGGCGGAGGCGGTCCCGGGAACGTGATCCGCACGGCTTACACAGAGCT